CTATTCGATTGATTTTACAAGATCTATTTTTATTTCCTCGTCGATCTCGCGGTACCGGCTGAATGCGCGACTTCCTTCCTTATGCCCGGAAAGAGATCCCACCAGATTGGGGTCTTTCACTTTTTTGTAAAGGTTCCCGATAAACGTGCGCCGGGCCATGTGAGAAGATGCTACATCGCATATCGGTACTTGCTTCTGCTCCTGCGTAACCGTATCCAAAATGGTGACTAATCTATTTATACCGGCGATAGACAGCATTTCTTTAATTGCATCATTGTATTTCTGGGATGATATGTAGGGAAATAGCTTATCCTCATCATTATCATCATACTTATCAAGTATCTCCTTGGCAATAGAATTAAGAGGCACGCGGATCACTTTCGCCCTGTCTTCTATGGTTTTGCGGGGGATGTACTCTATCGCTCCGTTTATCACATTGGATTTAGTTAATGCCATCAGATCGGATATCCTACACCCGATCAAACATTGAAACACGAAAATATCCCGCTGTCGGGCAAGGCTGGGCCTAAATGAAAAATCAAAATGATATAGCGCATTCCGTTCCTCGATAGTCAAATAAAAGGGGGTTCCATATGACGCGTTCTTCATTTCGAAATTCTCATAGGGGTAATTATTTGTGTATCGCTTCGTTTTGCACCAGTGGAAGAATGTACGTAATTTGTTGTGGATCGAAGCAATGGTATTCCTCCCCCTTTGCTTCGGAGTTCTGGTTTCGGGGCAGGCTTCGTATACGTGTTTGTACGCCTGGATGCAGATCACCCCGCCCGATTCGTTGTGCGTGAAAAATGTATGTTCTTTGACCAGAAAATCTTCGAAATCCGAAAGTATTTTAGGCGTTACATCATCTAATGTTAATTTATTCCTGCTGTACAGTTCATACCGTTTTAGGGCCCGGTAAATCACCTTATGATTAGTAATAGTAACATCCGACATTTTGTGCGTCAGCAAATAATCGTCGAACGCATCGAAGAAGCCTATTTTAGCGTCTTCTTCATCGTCATCATTGTTTTGTTCGCCGTAAAACCTGTACTGAATCTTGGATATAAATTCCTTCGGATCGGGGGCTTTTCTGCAAGTTTTGAACTCTGACAACGTTTCTTTGGCTGCGATCTCCCACTTATCCAAAGTGTCGTTATCCTCGTTGGCTTCGGGATTCGACGTAGTGACCTTTATGCGCTTTTTGTTCTGATTCCACATCCTGACAAGGCAGGAAACGCCGGTACTTTTCTTGTATTTCTTTCCTTTAAAAGAAACAAGAAGCGCAATCGGTGATCTGTCGCGGGCTTTATTGGTTAGGATGAAGGTTATCATATGTAGAATAAATATATGGGAAAATTAATGCCTTCTCCTACCTTTCTTTGCTTTTATGGATTGCTTAGAATTATTTATTTGTTTTACAAAGTCATATTCGTGTGTGGAAGGAAGTTGGAATGAAAATACAGTACCGTCATTTTTATGTGTGATCGCAAAATCCCCCAGGCTAATGATATCCATTCCTATAAGGACATCAAACCCTTTCAGTATTCCTTCTGATACCCTTAGCGAAGGTATTCCGATATTATTAGGCAACAACAAGTTGACTAAATACATATTAGTTATGGCTTCTCCTTGGGGAGTATACACACGCCCCATACCAATAGGGCTTAAACCCAACTTATCGACGACCACTTTTGTAATCACAGAGTTGGTTGCGCCGGTATCCCATAATGCTTGAAATGTCTTAACCGGGGGATGTTCCCCGCCTCGCACCGGATCATATACCTTACAAATCCCACATCTGGTGATGAGTTTATTTAATCTGATTTTCTCTTCTCGTACTGTAAAAGCAGTCGGATCCATATTAGCGCACAAAAGCCACGCGGGACATGAAATGCTGTGCATACGCTTCATCGCCCGGTGTGCAAAGTTGAATGATAAAATTCCCTAATCCATACTTAGCTTCTGACTCAAAATAAGCTTCTGATTCATTATCATAAACCCCTACGACGGAATTATCCTTTATGACCAGATATTTCCCGTTGTACTTACCTACGAATTCCGTTTGATGGTCAAGGTAATATTGAAATAATGCTTTTAAGTCAGCCATAAAACCGTCATTATTATGATTGCAAAATAAAATTAATTTTTCTCTTTGTGCAAATTTTCACTATCAAATTTAACGCCTGATATAGATCGTTTATTATACAACCATTAAAAGCCCCGGAGATATCCGAGGCTTTCTTTCTACCGTCGTGCGGTTTTTCGATCTTTGAGCAAGTCGATCAGTTCGACTATTGCTTCCATAAATTCCCCAAAAAAGACCTTGTCCGTTTTAAGGCGCTCCAATACGTCGGAGACTGTGAAGTTGTTTTGCATAGGATAACGGTTATGCAAAAGGCAAAAAGAAACGGTTTTGCCTGTCCCGCAGTATCACTGTCCAGATATGTCGGGCACATTAATGCCCCGAGCGGGGGTGCAAAACCGTTAAATAACTGCCTTATATGGATGAAAGGCAAAGATAATTACTAAAAACGTTTCAATTATTGCCGTTAAAAGCCATTTTCAGGATCAACAGCGGTATTGGATTTCATTTTACGCAAATCATTAGATAGTGCCGTATCAAAAATAGAAAGATCGCTATGTGTACACGATTTATCAATACGGCTTTTTAGACTATATCGCGCCTCTCTTTTTTGGGGAGTCCGTCGCATCCCCTTGTTGTTGCTTTAATTCTTCAATTTCGGCTTCCAGTCGCTTGATTCTTTGGTTAGCGTCATAAAGCATGGTTACGAGCATGTTGTTTGTCATTTCATCGTCATTTTTTAGGTTGATAGATTCTTTATCGCTAATTGGGGATTTAGGTTCGGTTTTCAACATGGGGCCTTCGCCGGTAAGGAGCCACACACGATTTATTTCTGGATATGCCTGTATAATTAAATTAAGCAATCTGCTTGACAATCCATTTCTACCTCTTATAACCTGCGAGGTTTTAACCCCTCCCCTATCATTATATTTTTGAGAGAAAGCGTATGGAGACATTTTATAATGCTCCTTTATAATTTTCTCAAGCCGTTCTCCTGCGGATACTGGAATACACCCGCCTAAAGATGAATCTGCTTGGTAGTCTCTTATATCAAGCGCATATATATCTTTTAGTTTAGAAAGCAATAAATCAGGTATTGGATTCTTGCCATTCTCAATTTGAGAAATAAAAGATTGTCCTACGCCTAATTTATCGGCCAATTGTTTTTGACTGATTTTTTTTTCTATCCTAAAGCGCTTTAAATCAAATAACATACATAAAATATTACAACTGCACGCAAATTTATTTCTAATAAATATTGCATTATTAGAATTTATTACTGATATTTGCATTAAGAAATAACCTGAGATGCAAAATTATTCAGCTTGTTTCTAAATGTAAATAGTAAAAGTATACAAATGAAATCACAAAACCAAACTGAAATCTCGCTTTCTTTTAATAAGGGCTTTCGTCTTTTGAATGATTACCAGAAAGCAGAATGCCAAAAGGACATCATGCTTGCTTTGAATATTACCACAAAACAGGGATTCGGGAAGCGCAGGAACGGCAAGGTGAAGCATGATATTATTGCTGCGAGAAAAATAGAACAGGCATTCGCAAAACACGGTATCCGACCACGTAATGTATGGGGTGAATAAAGTTTGATACCATGAAAACCGATTCGATACTAACCAAAAGAGAGGCCCAGGTAGCCGAGTTATGCGTCAAGGGGTATATCGGGAAAGAGATCGCCGATAAGCTCAATACCTCTTACCGTACTGTCGTGAACCACTTTCAGAACATTTACGACAAAACAGGTATCCGCCGGTCAACCAATGCTCTGGTGTCGTGGTGGTTTTGCGTGAACTTTTCGATTGATATTTCAGAGACGGCAAAGCAGATTATCGCGGGGGTATTCTTTCTGATGGTTCTTCCTCACGAGATTTTCATTCACGACACACAGCGGCGCTTTTCTCGTAACGGGCGGGTTATCGAACTGGTAGAAAAAGATTACGAACCGGAATTTATGCCTCAAATGTCGGCTGCATAATAAAGCAAAAAATGAAAGCAAGCATAAAAAAATACGACAAATATTTGGTACAGTCAAAAACTTTACCCATATTTGCTGTGCCAAGATCTGCAAAGTTTAATAGACAAGCAGAACATATATTTTATACCGCTGATAAGGCGGGCTTCCTGAGACAGGTCTATTCTATTGGACTTGCAGATCTTGGCGGATTTCAAGGGAGGCTCGCCCTCATTGTATTGTACGTAACGCGAACTTTTTTCTCAAAATGCCAAGATCTGAAAAAGTTAGCGCAGGCGCACCAGGTGCGTCCGCTTCAACGCAAGAGCGTGCGAAAGTCGCTCAATCTATCTTTAATCTTTCTGACGAGGAAATCATCCATCGTTTCAAATCTCTTTCAGAGAGTGAGATCCGCGATCTCGCTCCGGTGCTCCGTATCCTTTTCTGTATGCTCTTAATTCATAACAATAAACGCTAAACAATTGTATTACAATACATTAAATTAAAATACGATGGAAAATTTATTGCAATGTGATGGCCGCCGTTTTCGGTGCAAAATCAGAGAGACTCCCGCCGAAGGCAGAATCCGGGTAGAAAATGGCAATGTGTATTTATGCCAAAATAAGCATGAGGGAACAGAAGTGAAATGTAGGTTCGGTTATAAATATAGCTGGAGCGTTTTATCAGGATCAAAGGAATATCTTGCATACAACCATATTTCCGACTTCGTCCTAATCCCTTCTACCCCCGATGAAATCGAATCCTACAAGGATTGGCAGGTGGGAGATAAGATACGTTGTGATGCAGGTGTCGCATCCCTTACTTTGGGCTTGTATGGCGAAATTATCTTCAGATGCGGAGAATTGGTTGTAGCAAAATTCAGAGACTGTGCATCCCCAAATTTTACATGCGATGATCTTCACAGAGTAGGCTATCGCCTCGATATCGAACCCCTTTCTGAAGAAGAAAAAACCATTGAAATTTCAATGGACGAGATTGCCGAAAAATGGGGCATTTCGAAAGATCAGTTGAGAATCAAGAAAGAATAATAACAAAAGGTAGCGCACGATAGGCGGTTAATCGGATAGGCCGCAATGTTTGCCGGCATCATAGTCACATTAGGTAGTTCGACTCTACCCTGCGCGCATATAAATTCATTACATAATGGGAAAGACTAACAATATAAGGAAAGTTGCGATTGACACACACATTGATGTTCAGCATGTTAAAGATTATGAGCAAGCCGGGATATTGGATGCAGAAATTAATGAAATGAAAGAATGGTGCGTACTGTCGATCATGCTTGGCGTTAAGGAAAATGCTGATAAACTGATAAAATTCGACATCGAACCGACCTCTGACGGCGGAATCAATGTATGCGCCTCGCTTTTGGTGCATAAGCAATAAGATGAGCAGGTAACGTCTCATGGATATGAAAATATACAAACAGAAATAGGCATGAACGATATTCAAATCTTCCAAAACAATCAATTCGGGCAAATCAGAGTAGCCACGAACGAAAACGGCGAACCGATGTTCGCTGCGACCGATATTGCGCGGACTTTGGGTTACTCCAATCCCCAAAAGGCCATACGTGACCACTGCAAGGGGGTGAACGAATCGTTCACCCCTACTGAAAGCGGTATTCAGTCAATGAAATTCATTCCTGAGGCGGATGTTTTCCGTCTTATCATGAAGAGTCGTCTGCCACAAGCCGAGCAGTTCCAAGACTGGGTATGCGGAGATGTTCTCCCTTCGATCCGCAAGCACGGCGGTTATTTAACTCCGGAGAAAGTGGAAGAAGCATTGCTTAATCCCGATACTCTTATTCAGTTAGCCACACAGTTAAAAAATGAGCGTGCCAAGCGTATTGAAGCCGAGGCGCATAGTAAGGAGTTGGAACCTAAAGCACTCTTTGCGGATGCCGTTGCCACAAGCGACCGGTCTATCCTTATAGCCGAACTTGCAAAGATACTTCGTCAAAACGGGGTTGAAATTGGACAGAACCGTCTTTTTGAATGGCTGCGTCATAACGGCTACTTATGTTCGAAAGGCGAGTACTACAACCAACCGACTCAGCGCTCAATGGATATGGGATTGTTCGAGATAAAAAAGACCTCTATAACCAAGCCCGACGGCTCGGTGCTGGTAACGTGTACCACGAAAGTGTCCGGTAGGGGGCAGGTCTATTTCGTAAACAAATTTCTCTCTCGTTGTACGGCTTAACACACAAAGAGATGTCAGCGGTTAGTATAAATATTTCAGAAAAATGTTTGCGAAATCAAAAGTTTTGCGTACATTTGTTATTGCGAACCGATACGAATATCGTATCACAAAAACATAATAACGCTGATAATAAAGCGTTGCCCTTTGTCCACTTCTACTACGGTAGTCGTGTCGGTTCGCAAAACTTGACAGGGCAACGCCTTTTTTGTTGCCATATATTAAAACTTTTAACTGACAAATGCGAACCGAAGTTAAAAGCACTAAGGCGAATAATAGTACCCTTACTGCACCTGTATCCGAATTACAGGACATCCTCAATCTCTCAAACCGGGAGATCGCAATCCGTTTACAATCACTCTCTTTGGACGATCTTGAAAAGCTCGCCCCGCTGCTTCGTGTACTTATGTATGTCGTTTTAACGCGAGAAAGCCATGCCACAGAAGAACATCCCGCAAACAGTAACCTTTGGTCAGGTGATGGATTATATTAGTGAATTAGAGGCATCTAACCGGGTGCTTAGCGCTGAGAACAATAAGATGCGCCACTACTTTAATCTTGAATTGGTGGCCGACGTGCCGGTATCGGTCAATACTGCGTGCGATATACTCGCTCGCCATGCGAACTCGATCCGATCATACATAACCAGTGGATTGCTCAGATTGCACCCCGACAGTACGGACAAAGCGCTGAAGATAAGACTTGATTCGGTTCTCGCATTCAAAAAATCTAAAGCGGAGAAGCGATGAAAGCGGTACTATTCATTACAGCCGTATTGCTTGTGGCGAACGAGTCGCGCGACATCTGGGTGAACCTGATCGGCATCGGATTGATGGCATTGCTTGTAGTTCTTTTTAACCACAAAAAACACACGACCATGAACGAAGATTTCAAAGTATCGGACAAAAGTAACGATCCGGATCTGAATACGCCCCGGATTGCACTTTCGAAGCTGGCCGTTTCGGGAGAAATGAGTGAAGACGGCCGGCAGGAAATTATCAACTACCTAAACGAATTGTAGCCATGATAAAGCTAACAGCCGAAGATTATCGCCGTATGGCTTTTTTGGTTGAAGACAAGTCATACGATTTCAGCAGTGATTTCGAAACTACGATAGAGTATGACACCGACCGGTTCAATTCCGATCTTCAGGTTCATGCAATGTCTTACGACCATGACGGGGAAGCAAGGCTATTTATTACGTATGCACAATTAACAACCTCTATTCCAGAAGGCACAATAAATAATGACTTCGACAAAAACAGATTGCAGTACAATTTGGTTCATTAGGTTTTTGTAAGTTAAGGTTAATGATTCGCCCTGCGCCATCCGCGAGGCCCGCGCAGGTTATTTGAAAATTCAAACACGTAAATATTATGCTAACAGAATTAACATCGGATCAAAAAAGGATCATGCTTGAAACGCGTGATGAATGGATTAATCTATTCTTTGATAATGTCAGGAATAAACGAGATATAGACAAGCCTGCTTTCGAAGAAGGGATCAAATGGCTTTACAACGATTTGCTGAAAAAGCCTACTCCGAAGATTATTTATTGTGATGGGTGGCTGAGCTGTTTATTAACCATCGCGATTTTAAAGGATAAAAACCTGATTAAAAAATCATGGGCTCCGGTCGGGGATTCGGTCGGGGCTCCGGTATGGGCTTCGATCAGGGCTTCGGTCTGGGATTCGGTCGGGGATTCGGTCGGGGCTTCGGTCTGGGATTCGGTCTGGGCTTCGGTCTGGGCTTCGGTCGGGGATTCGATCATGGATTCGGTCATGGCTTCGGTCAAGGATTCGATCATGGCTTCGGTCAAGGCTTCGGTCAGGGCTTCGGTCGGGGCTTCGGTCAGGGATTCGATCATGGATTCGGTCGGGGATTCGGTCAGGGATTCGGTCAGGGATTCGGTCGGGGATTCGGTCAAGGATTCGGTCTGGGATTCGGTCTGGGCTTCGGTCTGGGCTTCGGTTGGGGATTCGATCAGGGATTCGGTCGGGGATTCGGTCAGGGCTTCGGTCTGGGCTTCGGTCATGGCTTCGGTCAATGAATATTCATCTTATATTGATTTATCGAATTATGGATGGGTCTCATTTTATGACTTTTTCGAAAAGATAAATCTGTTGGATAATTTCAATTTCAAGCAATATAAAAAGCTTATCAGATCTAATGTTTTCAATGCTTATGAATATGAAAATTACGTATTCGCAATTCAGCCTCCAGTGTATATAGAGACTAATTTAGCCGGAAGGCTTCATTCCACAACACAGGCTGCCGTCCAGTTCAGGGATGGATCGGAATATTATTTCATCAACGGCCGTTCTATTCCGGCATGGATTGTCAATGACAAAAGTTCCATCACGAAAGAGCGGTTTATGAAGGAAACGGATGCCGATATTAAAGGAGCTATTTATGAATCCATTGGACAGCAAGGTATGCTGGATCTACTCGGAGCGAAAGTAGTTGATCGGCGGGAAATCGTCCATGCTAACGGAGATAGGGAGGTTGTCGAACTTCTTAAAACGGATGATTTGTTTAAAGAAATCGATAACCAGCCTTTCGCATGGGTCTCGATGTGCTGTCCGAGTACGGGCACTCATTATCTGCAAGGTGTAGAACCGCACCATACGAACGCGATAGAAGCCATTGCATCCCTTTCGCCATTTAACGCTAAAGATTATTCATTCAATTTCAGAGCATAAATTATGGAAAACATCAGATTTCATCAGGGCGATGTGATCGGGGCTTCGATAGATGCGATCCCGGCATCCGCAATCATGGTTAAAAACCGTCCTTTAGCAATCAGCGACCGCACGAAGCATGCGCACGTGTTGACCGGTAATGTAGAACGTTACGAGGTTGACAAAAGGGTCATTTATAAAGTCAACGAGGAATCGATACTTCAGCATGTATCATTGTTGTCTATGGACGATGAGTCTTATCGGTCGCCGATAGATCGGAAATGGGAAGATCATAAGCCGATCAGATTGTCCCCTGGCATATACGAGTTCTGGATACAGCAGACATACAATCCTTACACTCGATTGATGGAGGATGTGAAGGATTAAAAACGGAGTTTAATACTATAAATATATGGAACGGTCAGAATCAATAAAGAGCCTTGCAATTGCTTTGTGTAAGTTTCAAGGTTCGGTAGCCAAAGTAAAAAAAGAAGCTACAAATCCATTTTTCAAATCCAAGTATGCGACCCTTGCTAATATACTCGACGTAATTAGCAAACCATTATCTGAAAATGGGCTTGCTGTAAGTCAGTTGCCCGTTGGCGAAACCGGGCTCACGACGATTCTGATGCACGAATCAGGAGAATTTATTATGGAGACTTACCAGATGAAGCCCGTAAAGAATGATCCGCAGGGAATAGGCAGTTCTATCACCTATCAAAGAAGGTATGCCATCGGCGCTGTTTTAGGGTTGAATATTGACGATGACGATGATGGGAATGGCGCAAGTGGAAATAAAACGACCGCTAACAAATCATTAGGGCAGAAACCCGCTACTAACGATAAAAAAATGTTTTGTCGAAGTGATGAGAACCTGGTCAATTGTTTATGTGATTTGGTAACAGGTCAGAATTTGTGCGGTAAGAACACTAAAAAAGAAAAATGGACGATGGCGCAGTTCGAAACATCCTTGCGGGGATTTACCCCTGAAGATTACACTTGGCTGGTGAATCGCGCAACGAACGGAATCAAATCAAATCAAAACGTATAGCGATGAAAACAGCAGTTGAAATCATTGAATCAGAAGTATCCATCCCTATTGCAATAAGTCAGGCAAAAGAATTTATACTGAGTGGAGAGATTGACCCACTGAAAGTGTGGGCTAATATGTCCCGGTTTAAAAAGATGATTGAGGCGTTGCAGGAGGATGCGGAAATTAAGGATTATGCCCTGCGAGAACTTTCCAAATACGGGAAGGAGCATCAGGTATCCGATTGTAAACTGGAGCAATTCGAGGCTGGCGTGAAATACGATTATACTGTGTGCGGAGACGGTACGCTGGATGAACTATATAAAATGCGTAACGCGGTCAATATGGACATCAAAGATCGTGAAAGTATGCTACGCGGTATTCCCGAGAATGCGACGTTGGCGGATGCCGATACGGGTGAAATTTTGCGGCGTCCCATAAGGACATCGAAAACGACAATCAAAACAACTTTTAAAAAATAACGAAATGAGCGATTTAATCAATGCGTCGATCTGTGTGACCGACATACCGAAATCCAAGATCAAACTTGCCGAAAACGGCAAAAAGTACATGAATATCACCATTGCGACGCGGCGCGAACCTGATAAGTATGAGAATACACATACAGTATTTATGAGTCAAACCAAAGAAGAACGGGAAGCGGGAACGGGACGCATTTACATTGGCAGTGGAAAAGGATTCGATTTTACACCGGCTGCAACGACTCCGGAAAGCGTAGACCAAATGCCAGTAGCATCAGACACGGACGATCTGCCTTTTTAAACCATGATCTACGACCTGAATAACATACTCGATAAAGAGCGTTTTAAACGTCGTTCGAACGATCTGTACAAGAAGAAAGCGGTCGTCGAACTGACCGAGAAAAAACGCAAAAGAACCCTGTCGCAAAATAGCTACCTGCATTACCTGCTCGGATACTATGCGATGGAAACGGGAAATACTATCGAATATGTGAAACGGGAATATTTCAAAAAACTGTGCAATCCTTCGCTGTTTCTGATTCCGAAACATGATAAATATATCGGAGATGTGTACGACTACCGCAGTTCCGCAGGGCTGACAACCGTCGAAATGACACAAGCGATAGAACGGTTTAGGAATTGGAGTTCATCCGAATGCGGGATATACCTTCCATCCCCCGATGAAGAAGCATTCCTGCAAAGCATTGAAATGGAGCTTGAAAGACACAAGAATTATTTATGAATGAGATCGAGCAGAAAACGTTCAATACAGTGGCCCATATTTCCGCAGGGAAGGCACTTTCCAAACTAATTCCGACCACTGCGACTATGGGGGAGATATTCTCTCTGATGAAGGATGCCGACAGCGAGGAAGTACGAAAGGCGCTACGCAGTCTGACGCGATCCGGAAGGCTCACATACGGCAGAACGATAAATGACTTTTACTTTAAAATTAATACGGATGGAAAAGAATAAAGACGACCCCCAAGGTGAATTTTACCGGTTGCTGAACGAGGAAAAAAGACTGATACGTCAACTCGGACGTACAGGGCTATGCACCGGGAAACTAAAAGAACTGAGCCGTATTCATGCTCGCAGGGCCAAAATTGGCAAGATATTAAACATTGGAATGTTATAATCCTACATGGACGGTTTTATTCGATTAAATAGAAAGTTCTTCACGAATGTTTATTGGTCGCAGCAACGCACCTTTAGTCTGTCGGAAGCGTGGCTCGATTTGATTCAGATGGCACGATTTGACGCGGAACCAGCAACGAAAGAACTACCTAACGGTCGCTTGATAACTATTAAACGAGGCGAAATACACGCGGGTTTGCGATTCTTATCCGATCGTTGGGGCTGGAGTGTCGAAAAGACGCAGCGATACATCAATAAGCATATTAAAAAACACGAAATCGAACGCCGAACCGAACACGGAGAAAGCATTATAAGTCTCTGTAATTACGAGTATTACAATCCGATGGAAGGCACTCTGCCGAACACTACCTCAGACACTATGTCAGACACTACCCCGTACACTGCCCGAACACCGACCAGTACGAATAATAAGAAAGATAAAGAAGTAATATATAAAAAAACTCTCTCTAGAGAGAGAGTAAAAAAAGATTTCGTGCCGCCGTCTCTTTCGGACATGGAGGAATACTTTGAGCAGAATGGATACACTCGTGATGCAGCTAAAAAAGCGTATCTCTACTACACCGCCGGAGATTGGGTTGACAGCAAGGGGAATGCAGTAAAAAACTGGAAGCAGAAATGCATTCAGGTTTGGTTTAAGCCAGAAAATCAATTTTTTAAAATGCCTTTGTAGCTATGTTTATCATCGAAACCAAAACGCAGAAATTATACGAAATTAATCCGGCGAGGCCGCATGGCGAGAATTACATGACTTGCCCGGTATGCTCGGAGACCCGCAAAAAGAAGCGGGAAAAGTGCTTCGTGTGGAATGTAGACAAGCAGGTCGGTCACTGTTGTCACTGTAATGCCACTTTTTCGGCACATATGTCGCTTAAATCCCGGCAACCAAAGGATTATGTCATTCCGGTATGGAAAAACAAAACTGAACTATCGGATGAAGCAGTAAAATGGTTTGAAGGCCGGATGATCTCGCAAGCTACGATTCGGGATATGCGGATTTATTCGGACAGAGAGTGGATGCCGCAGTTCGGTAAGGAGGTAAAGGTCATTTGTTTCCCGTACTTCATCGAAGGCAAATTAGTCAACATCAAGTACCGCGGGCCTAAAAAGTCATTTCGGATGGTAAAAGATGCAGAGCTGACGTTTTACAACTTCAACTGCACTTCCGAAGCCAAAGATTTGATTATTTGCGAAGGTGAAATGGATGCACTCAGTTTTATCGAGGCTGGGTTTAAAAATGTTGTTTCTGTACCGAATGGGGCCGGGGCTACGGATTTACCCTATCTCGACAATTACATCGACAGTCTCGGACACATCGAGCGATTCTATATCGCGACGGATTTTGACGATGCAGGATTGAAGTTACGCAACGAGTTGGTACGTAGGCTGGGCTCCGAAAGATGCTTGATCGTCACCTACAAGGGACGTAAAGACGCCAATGAGTTGTTGATTGCCGAAGGTGGCCTGGCTATCCGGGAGGTAATCAAAAACGCTCAGGAGATTCCGATTCAGGGATACATCCATCTGTCTGATCGATATGATGATATTTTCGCCATGTACCAACATGGGCTTCCGGAAGGGAATCGTATCGGCATTGCAGAAATCGACGAGACGATCCGGTGGGAAGTATCGCAGCTTGCCATTTGGACGGGCATACCTTCGCACGGGAAATCGGAAATGCTCGATTACATAGCGGTTCGTCTGGCTGTGATGCACGACTGGAAAACGCTGTTCTTCTCACCGGAGAATTATCCTGTCGAAAATCATTATGCGAAGATTGCTGAAAAGTTAATCGGCAAGCCGTTCAAAGAGTCGGACATGAGCCGCGATGAGTTCGATACGGTGTTTGACTACATTGAGAGCCACTTCTTTTGGCTCGATCCTTATGAGGATCCGACGCTTGAGAACGTTCTGAGCCGAGCAAAACAATTCATACAGCGCAAAGGAATCAAGCAGGTCGTAATGGATCCGTTCAACTGTATGGAACACAAGAGGGACAGAAGCGAAACGGGATCCGAATACGTTGGTCGCTTTCTCGATGAATGTTCCCGATTTACGAAACGTTACGGTATTCTGGGACATTTGGTCGCACATCCCACGAAGCTGGAAAAGATGCAAGGCGGAATATATCCTCCGCCGACACTCTACGACATCAGCGGATCCGCTAATTTTTATAACAAAGCCGATTATGGTTTGACAGTATATCGTGATTTCGTGAATCATCGAACAAAGCTGATACCGACGAAAGTACGTTTCAAGAATTTCGGGCATCCGAGCTCAGAAGGTATCGTATTGCAGTACAATCCCCGTAACGGAAGGTATCAGGTTCCGCCGGGAGACATCAATCTGCTGGACAATTCCAACTGGCTGCAACCGCGACAAGACGGTTTCCAGAATGACAATACATGGACTATCGACAGTGATGTACCCTTTTAAAATTATTTCAAAATGATTCATATCGGCATAGACACCGGCGTTAAAACAGGATTCGCCTCATGGGACTCCGAAAAAAGACATTTTATGGAGATCGTTACGCTAACGATCACACAGGCAATGGAGAAAGTACTTATTTACCGGAATTTCGGCCTTACTACCGGAAGCGAAATCAGATTGTATATCGAAGATGCTCGTCTACGCAAGTGGTTCGGCAATACCGGGCGGGAAAAATTACAGGGAGCAGGATCGGTTAAAAGAGACGCGCATATCTGGCAGGACTGGTGTCGGGAGCATGAAATCGATTGCCTGATGGTCGCTCCGAAAAACAATAAAACGAAAATGAACAGCGAGTCGTTCAAACGGCTTACCGGATGGCGGAAAGCCGTATCGGAACACGCACGGGATGCGGCTTGCATGGTGTATGGTCGGTAAAAACATTAAAAAACGTTAAAAACTTTAAAGAATTATGGAGGCTGTACAAGTAAAACAATTATCGCCTGGGGATAGGTTCGCCTTGAGGGACTGGATGGATAAACCTCAGAACAGAGTCGTTTACAGAATCCCAGAGAGGCCTTCTGACTCCGTTGTCGCTAAAAGAAAAACCATCGAAGTCATCTGCGAATCAGGGGGGGCAAAAGGATTAGGAATGATCTGTGGGTTTATAAGTTATCGAGAGTAAATCAAATTTAAACCCAAATCTAAACAACATGACGCACGGATCTTTGTTTTCAGGCATAGGAGGTTTCGACCTTGCGGCTCGTTGGGCCGGATGGGATAATCTGTTCAACTGTGAAATAGACCTTTTTTGTAGAACCGTTTTGAAATATCATTTTCCGGATGCAGAGCAATATGGAGACATCAAAACAACAGACTTTGCCGTTTGGCGAGATCGAATCGATGTGCTGTCGGGCGGATTCCCCTGTCAACCGTTCAGCCAGGCGGGGAAAAGAAAAGGCACGGAAGACGACCGCTACCTCTGGCCCGAAATGCTCGGAGTTATTCGATCTGTTCGACCCCGTTGGGTCGTGGGGGAGAACGTTCTCGGAATTGTTAATTGGTCGAAAGGATTGGTTTTCGAACAGGTGTGTTCTGACCTGGAAGCGGAAGGATACGAGGTGCAACCGTTCGTTATACCAGCTTGTGGCGTCAATGCCCCGCACCGGCGGTATAGAACATGGTTTGTCGCAAGGTTTATGGAAAACTCCGGTAGCCTCGGATGCTGCGGACAGGAATTTTTACGTCAACAGCCGGGGAGAACCGCAACTGTCGGCACAAGCGCAATTAGGATTCCCCGCGAGTGGGAAGCAATGGAAGGGAATGTTGCCCACCGTTCAGACGCAAGGCTTGAAGATGTGCAACGGAAATGGCAAAACACAGTTTTATCCAGTGGGATTACTTCCGACACCACGCACAAGCGATCACAAGCCGCCCGTCTCGCCCCGCGCTATGACGAGAAAAAACGGATGCATTCGAAACGACAAATTGAGCAATATTCCTACGATACTCGGGGAGCATTGCCAATTAAGACCTGGCAAGACTTCCCTACTCAATCCCCGGTTTGTAGCCGAAATGATGGGCTTTCCTACGGACTGGACGGAATTACCTTCCCGAAATGGCGAAAAGAATCGATCAAAGCCTACGGCAATGCGATAGTGCCGCAGGTGGCGTATCGGATATTCGAAACGATTAATGAATATGAAAATTACCATGCCGAGCAAATTTTCAAAATAGTTTAACCGCCTCCGGGCATAACATTATAAGCTATGATTTTAAGATTTAGAGAAGGTTCCGCGCTTCATGCCGAATTAAAGCGGATGTACGATGTGCGCGAAGCCACGTACAAAGAGGCATGCGACATTATCGAAGAGTTGGTCGGCGAGCGACCGGAAGGATTCGGATACCTATGGGGCTGGGGTTTCACCTGTGCATGGGATCCGTACACGGTCGCATTTAAAGACGGTTTTGTTCCCGATCCCAAATTGATGTCGGAAAATACGGAAGAATCGACCCGTGAGCATAAAGTGTACAAAATACTTATAACCACCCAAAAAGGCCGGGAAGCGTCGGATAAATTCAAGAGATTCTACAATTACATCACCTCCGACGGTCTGGAAAAGTTGGGTTTACCTCTTCATAAAGAAAGTCAGTATTTCTATTTCATGCCCAGCAAGGATGAAGCCGGGTACTACCTCGCGGTTAGCAATGGTATAGCCGATGTGCTGAAAAAGAACGTCGATATCACGATTGAATTAATGTAAAGCAATGAAAAAGATCATGTTTAACGACCGATACGGCCTGACACAAGCGGTAATTGAGGGTCGAAAGACCGTAACGAGACGAGTAGTCGATGTTTCGGGGAAATATTCAGAGTTACGGGTATGGCAGCCAGCCATAGAAATGCCCGACGGATTATATGGATACAACGATAATGGTTGGGAGTACCTTGTTGAACCTTACCGAAAGGATGAAATTGTGGCCATAGCACAGAGCTATAAGAATTGTGGATTTGTTAGAGAGTTTGTCACAGATGATGCTGAAATGTATGCAGGTTGGAACAATAAAATGTTTGTCCGCGCCGGTATGATGCCACACCAAATACGAATACTCGATGTTCGTGCCGAACGGTTGCAGGATATAACCAAAGAGGATTGTTTGAGGGAGGGAATTGAATTGATGTTGGTTTATGAAAAACTATGGAGTAAAATGCCGAAACCCATGTATCGTAATCCTGTATATGTCGGATTAATAGAAAGCGATCCCCGCGAAGCCTTTGCTTCGCTCATCGACAAGATCAGCGGACGCGGAACCTGGAATAAAAACCCCTTTGTTTGGAGAATAGAATTTAAACTGGTGAAATAATGACGACTCTACCGCCCATCTGCCGGGCATTGGCAATGGGACTGAATGAAGAATTTGAGAAAATGAGAACAGCAAAAGAAGCGGCCAGAGAGTACGCCGAAACATTATGGAATAGAGAATCCACCCTTGAATGGGAGGTCAGCCGTGATGCCTGCAAATCTCGTTCTGAGCGAGATTTCCTCGCAGGCGAAGAGTTTGGTTATCGCAGGGGCATAATCGAATCCTTCCAGTGGCTTCCAATAAGTGAAGGAAATCCAGAAAAATACGATTTCGTGATTATGAAGGATGAAAGAGAGCCGATACATACCAAAGGATATTTTGTTGTATCGGGGGAGCGAGCCAAAAATTGGGGTTTCCCATACATCAAAAGTGGTTATACCCACTGGCGGCCCATCGAACGAGTAAAAAGAAGTAAGAAGATGAGACCGAAAGAGTATTTTATCCGTATGACACGCATGTTCCTGGCCGGCAAAAAGTTTGGTTATCGCAAGGGTTTTGCCGATGCCTGGCGATGGATTCCGGTGAGCGAGCAACTTCCGGAAGAAGGACGGAAGGTGTTGGTGAAAGAGGAATCTATATCCCCTAACACCGACGAAACCGCAAAAGCAAACATAAAAGGGTATGAATTAGCGGTGTGGAATGGATGTGAATGGCAATTGGAGTACATAGATAAACCGACTCACTGGCGGCTAATCGAACCAGTAAAGAAATAAGAAGATGAAGATTCCGAAGTACAACAAGGGCGACACTGTATATTTTTCAGCGAGGATAAGTAAAGATCGTCACTTCGATATATTCGTAATGACAATCACAAGAGTATACGCCGATGGAAATATATGGCGATACGACATGACGGGTGAAACCTACGAGATACAAGGACTTCCGGAATCCCGAATAACAAACAAATGTATTAAATGATGGATACAAAGTTAACAGTTGACGAAATTCAGATCGCACTTCGGAATAGTGGCATTTGGAATAAGCGGCAGGATATATTCATCCCGAATCTTTCGTGGGGTCTGCTTGACTACGAAGCAGATTTGGTGATAATAACCAAATCGGGATACCTGACCGAAGTAGAGATCAAACGGTCGTGGGAAGATTTCAAAGCTGATTTCAAGAAAAACCATAAACATGATGATCCGCGAGTTTATAATTTTCATTACTCCGTGCCGGAATCAATTTTAGACAGGGTCGTAGATTTTCTACGTGAAAAGTACGGTGCAATATGTCCATCGGTACTTGGTGTGTCAGAGACAGGGAGCATCAGGCGTTACGGCGGCGGTACCCCTCACCGGGGCGGTCGCAAGCTGTTTATTGAAGAACAACTTACTGCCGCCCGGCTTGGGTGTATGCGGGTTTGGAATCTGAAAGAGAAACTTTTAAAACAAAAAGCGAAAATACATGAAAATCAAAGACATTGTTAACTATCTCATCTACTACCAGAAATGGAGACGCGGAGCAAATATAGAACAGCCAAATCCCACGGAGATCGGGGAAGCCATCGACGGGGCTTTCGGGAGCTCAGAAACTTTCAAAGACTGAAAAGAAAATGGAAAATTAGAGACTATGAAGAAGATAATTAGACACGGAGACCGATACGCTAATGCCGTATTTTTACGTAAATGCTGCGCTTGCGGCTGCCAGTTCGAATACGAGCGGCAAGATGTACTAAAAGTCTATTTCGACCCATTGGAGCATGTTGACCTTTGGTATGTAGGCTGTCCTGAGTGTGGGGATATTACTGGATTTGAGAAGCCAGAACCAGTAAGATGATGTTTAACCGCCGAGAGGCATAATAATAAACTCATGGGACTTTTAATCATTACAGGGATTTTGTTTATCACCGGAGTTATCTGGTGGATTGTAACCGGGAGATGGTCTGATCCTTCGGGTGGAGCTATCATTACCACGGTAATTTCAGGAGCAATCTTAATTATCGAATGTCTAACTATTGCTTTGGCACAAAGCGGATTTAAGAAAAATATCATGGATTATCATGCTCTTGAAATGCTTTTGGAAAGCCATAGGAATGAAATGAATCCGATGGATCGGGTATATGTCATTCACGATATCCATGTAAATAACAGGGTTATCAATGCACACCGAGCTCACTGTGATAGCTTCTGGATCGGGCTATGGTACTCGGAGGAAATCGGGAATTTAGAGTATTTGAAATAAAAAAAAAACAAAAAAAATGGAATCAATAGAAGAAAAGGCCCGACGGTGTGCCCGTGCCTCACAAAGTTTAGTAATGGATTCAACAGAGGAAGATGAATTATACGTGGATGATATGATACGCATGTTCCTCGCAGGCGTCGAATGGGCCAATCGCTGGATTAGCATAGAAGAATATTTACCTAATGGATGCGATATGATTTTAGCAAAAGAACCGGACGGAAGGTTGGATCTTATTACCGGATGGCAATTACATGAACGCATCAAGCCTTATGCTGTTGATAATTTTTATATCGAATGGCGACTGGTTGAACATAAATAACCGTTTAACAATATTAAACTATGGAAACAAAAAAATGTTCATCATGCGGCAACGAATTGCCTATTAGCCAATTTCATAAAAATGCGGCAGCAAAAGACGGGCTTCAGCCTTATTGTAAGGCATGTATTAAAGCCAAAAGAGACAAAATTATGCATGATAGCAATAACGCACTTCGAGACTTCAGCCCGCGTGAATTAATTGCAGAACTCCGTGCTCGCGGATATGAAGGGGAGTTGCGCATAGTTCATAAAATAACAGTTTAATATGAAAGTTCTTTTCTCCACAATCACCACCACCCTACTCGTTATCATCCTGATTCGGGTAGAGCACATAGCGGACAGGATTCCAGAAATACGGTTTGATTCCATTATAGTCGATCCGCCGCCGGAAATTAAAACGACTACACCGATTATCCGTTCGGATTGGGATTTATTCATCGAAGCCCTGATCTACGTCGAAAGCAAAGGAGACGAACGGGCCGTAGGTAAAAACGACGATGGCGGAGTACTGCAAATACGGCCCATCGCCGTAAAGGAAGCCAACCGTATCATGGGGTTCGACAAATTCGCCGATTCCGACCGTTTCGACCGCCTAAAATCCATCGAAATATGGGAAACGATACAGGAATACCACAATCCTGGGAAATCATTCGAAAGGGCCTTAAAACTCCATAACCCCAACGGTGGGGAAGAATATTCAGACAAAGTAATGAACAAATACAAGCAACTCAAACATGATAACTATTAAATCGCTCGCAAAGAAGCTGGAAATTGCCGAAATCCGCATCTGGTTTTTGATTCGGCAGCGGATTATCAAGACCACGAAGAAAGGAACTGATATTTTGGTCGATGAATCGGAGGTATATGACTACCTGCAAAAACGCCCCGAACTATGGGATAAATGGAAGATAGACTATGAATACTGCCAGACTCACAAGATAGCATAAAAAAGCAAGGACTCCCCCGAAAGTTCGTCCCTGCCAACGTCCGCCCAGACATCCTCAAAGATATAAATTTTATATTGAAAAACATGACGACACCTTCAATAAAAAGAAGACGAGGCGGCAGACGCGACGACTCAACGGTTCACATTAACTTCACAAGGAAAGAACTGATAGACGAACTTCGGCGGGTGGAGTTCTATTGCAAGGTGGTAGACCGGCGGGATCGAATCAAAGAACGCAGGAATGAAAAGTAATTTTGTAAATTGATAATGACGAGCGGTATAACGAATCGTTAGAGCGCGGTGGAACGCTATTGTTTATTTCTGAAAGTGGATTGTATTCATCTTGATATTTGACGGGAATTACGGGGAAGTAAATCTTTATCACAAACAGGTTTTTGCTATTTTATATTACCAATAAACTTGCATAATGTCCCGGTCCTATTGACCTTTGCGAAAACAGATTATTCTATGGCTGGAACGTCTGATTTACTACGGGAGATCGCCGACATGCTCGATGCGGGATTCTTCAAAAACATAACCGAGGATGATCTCGACAGGGCGAAAAGGGTGATTATGGCATTTCGGGATGTCAAAGTTGATTATGAGCAGGCGAAACGAATCACCGGCAAGTCCGATTCGGCTTTCAACGCTAAAATATCACGATCCGGAATACCGGTTTGCAAGGAGCGGTTGTACAGGTACAGCGATATGGTTAAGATTAAAAATAAAGAGGTTTGACTATTGGTAGTGCCCCAGAGCGGATACGACAAGCACTTCAACCGTTTCCTCGTTTATCCGATATATCAACCTGTGTTCCGAACTTAGCCGCCGAGACCAAAAGCCGCTATATTCATGTTTGAGTTGTTCAGGGTTGCCTATTCCCGTTTGGGGATGATCTTCAAGTTCGATAAATATTTGTTCGATACGCCTGGTAATCGCTCTATTGCCGCTCTTATGATGCTTTTGCAGATCTTTGCGGGCCTTATCTTTTACGATTATTTTATATTGTCCCATAGTGACTTGCTTGGATCATAAATAATTCCTTCTCCGGCTTTGCCTGCTTCATATTCCTTGATACGGCGGGATAGTTCGGCGATATTTCGCGGATCGTCGAACCAGGGATCGCCTGAAGGGGATGGATTAAGACTGATACCGTCGCTAACCACTAATTCAATAAGTTTACGCCCGCGCTTCACAAATACGCGAGTATGTTCGGCCATGTCAAAGTATTTTTTTTGATTGTTCCGAAACTCCGAAGGGCTAATAGTAATTGCATCCATAATCTTTTTCATTTGTACGCACTTTTGTACGTTTTATTGTACAAATATAGTGCCTTTTATTGAGCAATGCAAATTTGTGTGGGTTTATTTGACAATTTAAAAATTGTGACTATATTTGTAATGCTTAAACATTTATTAGGGCTGTGCGCCCACCTTAGCAGGTGGTTTTTTATTGCCTGTTTTGATATTAAATAAGACTTCGGTCGTGTACCCCCGTGCGAAAGGTGTAATGCCTTAGCGATTCGCCCTAATAGGTGTTTAAGCAGCGGGAAAGGCACGACCGTTTTATTGTGCCTAAACAAAATGCTTAAACACCATGTCCAACAACACAACCTACGCGGCCCGCTATGCTTCATGCGGCTGCGTTATCGAAAGACCGACGGGATCGCTAACCGTCTACAAGGTTTCTAAAGAGGGCAACGAATCCCTTTTCAACATTCAGCAGGGCAACGATCAGATTGTAGTTACCCTTCGCCATGCAAAATTACTTCTCGAATCCCTATCCCGCCTCATCGAAGACCGCACTATCACCGGCCCGCAACCGGTCTACAACTTCAGAGAATGCGTTAACGCTGGTAGAATCGTTAAAAGGGGGTAGACATGAACACCATGCAAATTTTCAATAATCAGCAATTCGGACGTGTTCGGGTTGTCGATGTTAAAACAGTGCCATATTTTGTAGCTAATGACGTATGTTGCGCTCTCGGATATTCTAATCCAAGAGACGCTATTAATAGGCACGTTGACAGTGAGGATAAAACTGGTGTCGTGATTCACGACGGCAGCCAAAATAGAGAAATGACAGCTATCAACGAATCCGGAGTCTACTCCCTTGTTTTCGGGTCTAAGTTACCTACCGCAAAACAGTTCAAACGGTGGGTGACGACCGAAGTTCTGCCATCCGTTCGCAAACACGGGGCCTACCTAACCGACCGGAAAGTAGAGGAAGTGTTATCCGATCCGGATACGATCATAAAGCTCGCAACGCAGTTGAAGCAAGAGCGGGCCGAGAAGGAGCGCCTTGCCGAAGAAAACAGACTGGCAAACGAGCAAATCGAAAAGGCCGCGCCGATGGTGCAATATTACAATAAAGTATTGCAATCGGACAGCTTGATTACGACAAACGTGATAGCCGATCAATTAGGCGTTAGCGCAAGGCGGCTAAACGACATGCTGGTGAAGCGCGGTATTATATACCGGCAAAGCGACACCTACGTACTGTATGCGAAATACCGGGGCCAGGGATACGAAGGTTATAGAACGCATACTTACATCAGCAGCACGACCGGCCAACAGTTTACCAAACAGCATCTATACTGGACGGAAAAGGGCCGCGAATTCATCTACAACCTGTTTCACGATGACCGAGTATGAATATACGGCCCTGGACGTAATCAAACGTATGGGCGAAGACGAAGTATTCCGCCGGGAATTGTTGCTGCTGATAAACGAGCTGCTTTGCATGTTGAAAAACGCATGTGAAAAATCGAATTAATTTTACATTTATACAACTGTAACCCAGGCATTTTATACTATTTTGCAAAGGGGTGGTGCGCTGTGCCGCCCCTTTCTATTTTTGTTCCATAGCGCTATCGGTAACGGCCCCACGTAAGCGGGCCGAAAATTAATAATCAATCAATAACTATGGACAAAGATATTTTTATGTTCGGCGACGGCGGGTCTAAGGGATCTGACATCATGGCGATGATTCCGGCGCTGATGCAGAACAAGGGTATGGACCCGAACCTCGTTGCGGCCCTGATGAACGGTAACAACAACCGGAATGGTTTCGGCGGGGACGGATGCTGGTGGATCTGGATTATCCTGCTGTTCTTCTGCTGGGGCGGCTTCGGCGGCAACGGTTTTGGCAACAATGGCGCTAACGGTCTTCCGGCACAGCTTAACAACGATGCGGGTCGTGAATTGCTGATGAATGCAATTCAGGGCAACGGCGCAGCGATCAACCAACTGGCCGCCTCGCTGAACTGTTCGACAACGCAGCTTCAGGGCGCGATTTGCAGCCTTCAGGGATCGGTGGATAAAATCGGCGGTCAGATCGGAATGAGCGGACAGCAGATTATCAACTCCATTCAGTCTATGGGCTGTCAGATCGGCAACCAGATTGCCGAATGTTGCTGCAACGTCCGCCAGGACATCGTGAAAATGGGCTACGAGAATCAGCTCGCGACGATTAACCAGACCAATGCGCTGCAATCTACGGCCAACACGCAGTTCAACATCATCGGAGCGAAGATCGACGCACAGACGCAGATCATCAACGACAAGTTCTGCTGGCTGGAAAAAGCCCGTTTGCAGGATCGTATCGACGAACTCAGCCGCGAGAACTCACAGCTTGCTACGGCAGCCAGCTTGCAGTACCAGACTGCGAATATCGTCAGCCAACTCAAAGCCCCGGCGCCGGTTCCGGCTTACATGGTTCAGAATCCGAATTGTTGCTACACGCCTACGGTGGCCGTTGCTTCGTCTCCGTTTTGCGGATGCGCTGCAAATGCCGTAATCTAAGCAAAAAGGAGGTGATTATGTATCCAAGAGCAGACTTTAGAGTTGTTTTTCCGGGATCGTTTATCCCCAGAGTGGATGTAGGCGGGATTTATGAACTCCGGACTAACGCAGTACAGATTACCGATGCTTCGGTGGACTACGGGATTTCCCCTATCTGTTACAATGCTTTGCCATGCAAAAGCGTGGTCTTGCTCAGTGTACATGCAGATGCGCCGGCGGGAGGCGAGTCCCTTCCGGTAACAATCGCAGTGCCGAACAACGGCCAGTCTACGGTTTCCAGTGCCGACACTACCACGGGAACAACGAAAATTCCGGTAGTAGATAGCAAGAACAGTAATGTCACGGGAGCCGATGTTACGGGGAGCACCGAACGCCTTGCCTATATCGATAAGCGAAACGGCATAATCCGTTTTCTGGAATTTACGGCAAGTGCGGCCCCCGCGCCGACTGCATCCGCTGAACCTGCAGCAAGTAAAAATTCAAAGTAAAAAAACGAAAGCGCAGGGAGGGCAATCCCCCTGGGCTTTCCTAAAAATTAAAAATCATGTTCCAAAATTTGAGAAAAGGATCATCTGTTTATGTGCTCGACACACGGGAAACTCCGAAATTCTATACGGCGGCAGTCAAGGAGGTCGGCGTGCCGTACTATCCGCAGCCGACGCCCGGACAACTAACGCCCTTCCAGCAGCAGTACATCAATATCACTATTGAGAACAACGAACCCTGGGGAGTGCCGGTTAATCTGGATGTCGTATCGAAGGATGGGCTTACCGTCTCCATGACGCGCGAAGGTCTGATGCCAGCTATCACGGCGGCGCAGAAAGAGAGTTCGGATATCATCAATTCGTTCGAACGTCACAAAGCGAACCTGGCAGCCTACGATCAGATTTTAAAGGATCTCGATCCTTCCTATGCGAAAGCGAAGGCTCAGGACGAAGAGATCAAGCGTCTGAATAACGAATTGAGCGAAATAAAGAGTATCATTCGTTCGGTTCCGAGCCTGGAGGATATAAAGGGCCTTTTCGACAAACAAGGAACACCAAAAACAGCTAAATGATTATGAGTTGGAATGGTATGGTAATCGGACGCGCTCACGGAGGCAGCGAACGAGAAGACGTGGATTATATGCTCGATGAGGCCTATGAAAAAGGCCGCGAGGATATGCGTCGAGAAATGATGGACGGCGGTAGATATGGAGATCGTTCAGACTATCCGCGCGGGGACTATGAAATGCGCCGCATGGATGGGGAGGGCTACGGAGATCGCCGCGGAGTCAAGGGTACCGGGCCGTATGCCGGTGAATACAGGCGTAGAAGGTATTAGGTTATGGGACGGCTTGATGTTTACGAAGCATTGCCGGAAGGTATGAGAGAATACCTCTCCAATCACGGCTGGCATTTCAGTAAAAAGCTGGCCGAGTATGCAACCAACCCCCAGAGGATGAAGAATGCCGACGGCACAAGTCATCATTGGGATCACGAGCAGGTAAAACAGGCCCTCGAACGTAATGGAATTACAATTGAGAAAGCGAAGGGATACGACTGTATGTACGTCGCTAATATGGCCTATTCGGACTTTTATCCGAAACCTTTAGCCTCGGAAGCTGCCATTTTGCAGTATGTGAAGGCTTACATCGATGATCCGGACGGCTATGACGGCATCGCACTCACCCGGTACTATGCGGATTGCATAGGAAAGGGGGAACCTCTTGCCTGGGAAGAATTTCTGTAACCGGCGGGGCACTCCGACATGATTCGGAGTGCCCTTATTTTATTCAAATTAAATATAAAGATCATGGAAGAAGTAGAATTGAAACAGTATATCCTGGATTATTCCAAATCCATAGCTAAAGGCGATGACGATGTGCTTGAAATAGCCGGACGTGTGTCCGACTTCATTGAAGGGAAAGAAGATAAGTGCAAAAATTGTACGCTCGTGCAGTGGCTTTGGCTGATTTTGTACCTGAACGTCGATGTCCTTTTGGGCAAGGACGATCAGGAAGACGAACAACCTAAAAAGACGAAGAAATGAACGAGTATGCCCAAAGATTATTAGCCGGTGAAAGCCTCCGGTCGGTCATCGGCAGCATGTCCCCCAGCGATCATCAGCGGTTATTGGAGTATGTCGACAAGGAAGCTACTTTCCTACCCAGGTTCGTACGTCGGAAGATGTGTAAGCGTATAAAAAAATATATCGAAGAATGATTACCGCAGAGGTACGCATACGCAAATACGATTGGAAGATAAGAATATATCTTGCCGTTACTTGCTACTATACGGACGAGATTATGGACTCCCTATCCCGGATCGGATGCCCGCCCGATATTATGAACAGGGCCTACAACAATATGACCCAATGTGCACTGGATACGGGGTTGACTTATTCAAATTCGCACCGGTCGGTTATGGTCGTAGCCCGGAGTTCGTCGCCGGCGCAATTCTTAAACTCGTTCGAGCACGAATTAAGGCATTTGACCGATCACATCGCCGCTGCCGAAGGGCTTGAGATAGGCGGCGAAGATGTTGCTTACCTGACCGGCAATCTAAATTCCCTGCTATGGGAATATATACACCCTTTTGTTTGTTGTAAATGTAAAGACTATTGATATGAACAACGAAGGAGATATTTGCGCTTATGAAGCGCAGGATCGGGACAGTAAAATAAAAGAGTTACTCAAAGACTTGGAATCAGAATTATCCCAGCCTAAATTCGAACAGATAAAAGAGGAACTGCTTCAGGTTTTAGAGGGGTAATTGCGGGGGTAAAATACCCCCGCAACCCTTCTCTCCAAATGTGTGATAAGTTCGGAGATGCGCGTTTTCTCTGCCATCGATTGTATGGCATTTGCAATAGGATGAAAGAGCTAAATTAAGCGCATACTTTCCCCGTGTTATTCTTTCCCTAAAGGTGCTATTTTTTTTCGAAACTATTGCATAATGCGCCGGACGTACTGACCTTTGCAATATAAGGTTTTACACCTATGTTTCAGGAGATATCGGAACTTAAATACGTGAAGTTCGTAAAGCGGGACGCCATCGAAAAAGAGGCTCTGTTGAGCAAGCCTAAATTTTCGGATATGTCGTTGATACCCCTACTTTATGACGAGTTCAGGCGAATTGTCGCCGATGATAAAAGTCAGTCTAAACAGTCCGGTCGCCTGAAGAAACAATTCGTATTCATTATCCTATACCTGTACTCTCCTGCAACGCTTGCCGGCGGTAAAATACGTACAGGTGTTCGTAATGAACTTCAGAAGTTATTTCGATACAAATCCCCTACAGCGATCAGCAATATCGGGGCAAGTGCGGCATTCTGGTATTCTCAATATCGGCATTTCCGCAAACAGGTGGAGTCGGTATTTATTCGGCTCATGGAGTGGCATAACGATAGGATAAAAACGGATAGTTAAATGGCGAAGGGATTGACGATAAAACAGGAGAAGTTCTGTAACAAATACCTCGAATGCGGTAACGCGTCCGAGGCGTATCGCTTTGCCTATGACTGCTCGAACATGAGCGAAGAAACGATTTGGAAAAGGTCAGGAGAATTACTTCATAACGGGGCAGTAACGGGGCGGATAGATTATCTCAAGAGCCACCTTGCCGAGGCCGCCGGCATTTCAGCTCTCCAGATTGTTCGCGAACACCAAAAGATCGCATTCTCCGATGCTACCCGTATTCGAAGTGGATGGATGTCGCTCAAGGAGTTTGAAGTCCTTACGGAAGATGAAAAAGCGTGTATCAAGTCGGTTGAGACTAAACAAACCAAGCGGGTTACTGATGAGGGGGAGATCATTATTGACGAACAAGTAAAAATCGTTTGTTATGACAAACAGAAATCGCTCGATAGTATCGTGAATATGCTTGGTTATAATGCACCTTCAAAAATAGCTAATACGGACAGCAAAGGGAACGACATTCCGCAACCTACGTTAAGTACAGACAGATTGCTCCAGTTGATAAAAGAAGGAAAGACGGATGGATGATTATTCGAAGGTGGGCGACCTGCTGCTCAAAGAGGGATCTCTAACATTCGCCGCTGCAATGTTTGAGGCGGTGAACAGGAGTCCCTTTCTGATATCTCAGCATCATCGGGAAATCTGTCGGAAACTGGATCAAATACTCCGGGGTGAACATCCCACTAATCGACTAATATTGAATATCCCGCCGCGCCACTCAAAAACGGAGTTAGCTGTGGTATCCTTCACTGCGATGGGGTTCGCTATCAATCCACATTCAGAATTCATGCACCTGTCCAGTAGCGATGAGCTTACGACCCGCAACGCGACGAATATTCGCAGAATCATGGAAAATCCCAACTATCGGGCTTTTTTCCCCCATGTAGATCTATCGAATAACGCAAAAGGGAGTATATCCACTTCTGCTGGCGGAGTGTTCTATGCAGCGCCTTTTATGGGTCAAATTACGGGGTTTGGATGCGGTAAGCTCGGAGCGGAGGTGTTTAGCGGTTCGATGAATATAGATGATCCTATGAAGGCTCAAGATGCCTTTTCGACCACGATTAAGTCCCGTATTGGAGGGCTGTGGACATCTACGTTCAAGAATCGCCTTAACGATACACGTACGCCGGTTATCGTGACAGCACAGAGGCTTGCTCCGGACGACTTCTGCGGATATCTGTTGGATACAGAGGGAACAATCGAAGAAGGGGGAGTATGGGATGTTGTGAGATTCTCGGCCATCGTAGACGAGGGATTGCCTACTGAACACGCGTTATGGGAATCCCGCTTCCCCTTAAAAGAATTGAAGGTATATCGGGATGCGGATGAATTTACTTTCAACACGCAATACATGCAAGACCCCAAGCCAGCCGAAGGTCTGATGTATCGGGAGTTCAAAACATATGAAATAATACCTTATGCGAGTGACTCTATGCGTAAAGCCTATGTGGATACAGCAGATACCGGCGACGATTACCTGTGTGCCATTTGTTATGTAGAGCAGCCTGAAGGGAACTATGTGATCGACGTGCTTTATACAAAAAAACCTATGGAGTACACGGAACCCGCGACCGCCGAAATGCTTTCTAAACATCGGATAGAAGTAGCTAATATTGAAAGTAATAACGGGGGACGTGGCTTTGCCCGGAATGTAGAAAGACAATGTCGCCTGATGGGGAATAGTAAGACCCGTATTTCGTGGTTCGCTCAGACTGAGAATAAACAAGTACGGATATTCACGAAGTCGGCTGATGTGAATAATATCACCTATTTCCCCTCCGGATGGGATCGAAGGTGGCCGGAATTTTATCGAGCCATAACAGGATACACGAAAGAAGGGAAGAATGCTCACGACGATGCGCCGGATGCGCTGACCGGCACTGCGGAATTCAGGGAAAATTATAAGGCTCCCAAAAGTTACGAAGGATATTTTTAATTACTGATAATCCTGCGTAGATGCAGGACCCCAAAACCGACGAAACGACATGAAAACATTGGAGGAAATACTCGCCCTCCCTTCGGAGGCTGAAAAAATTAATTATCTCAAGTATCGCCGCACGCCTTTGCCTGATGTGCAGGCTCTTTATAATGATTGGGACCCTGACAAACATGAAGTCATGGACGAAAACATTCGTCCCGACAACAAGGTAATCGTAGAAGAATCACGACAAGATCCTAAAACGGGTAAAACAATCCCCCCTACTTACAAAAAAGACGACATTAACCCCACAAACCGCATCACGCTACCGTTGGAGCAGGATATTACGAACATCCATACGGCTTGGCTCGTAGGCAATGATCCTAAAATTAACTGTAAGCCGAACAACGACCAAGAAAAGGCTCTTTTATCTATTGTAAACAGCGTCACCCGGAAGAATAAAATGCGCTATGTAAACAAGCGTCTTGTCCGTTCATGGTTTTCCGAGACTGAGGCTGTGGAATATTGGTATGTGGTCAAGGACGAAGGATTTTGGCGGAAAATACTCGAACAAGTCAAAAAGACCTTCGGAGGAACCGTAATTCCCAAATTCAAACTTAGATGTACCATATGGTCGCCATTCAAAGGAGATAAATTATACCCGTTTTTCGATGACACCGGCGACTATCTTGCATTGAGCCGTGAATACTCGGTGAAAGATATTGACGGCACGGAAACCCTGTTTTTTATGACCGTAACCGATGATAAAGTGTATAAATGGCGCATGGATGCAGATTGGGTAAAGGTTAGTGAATTTAGACATGGGTTCGATAAAAATCCTACAATTTACTCGTGGCGTTCAAAACCGCTTTGTCATAACATTAAGCCCATTCGGGAACGATTAGAACGACTTATGTCGAACTTCGCGGACTGCATTGATCGTTGTTTTTTCCCATATTTAATACTCGAAGGCGAAATACATGGCACTCCGCAACAGTCAGGCAAAAATCGTCTCATAAAAATCACCAATGGGGGTAAAGTGTATTATTTGAACTGGGATCAAGCAAGCGACGCTGTGCGCCTGGAACTGGACGGTTTATGGAATAAGGCCTATCAACTTACTAACACGCCGCAACTTTCCCTTGAAGCCTTAAAGGGGCTGGGTGATGTCCCGTCCGGCCGTGCTTTCCAGTTTCTTTTTATGGGTACAAACCTTGCAATTGACAATCACGCAGAGGTTATCGGCGAGCATATCCAGCGGCGATACAACTTCCTTGTATCCGCTATCGGCTCGCTCAATGCGGAATATATGCAAGCCTCACAGACTATTGACATCGAAACAGAGATACAGCCTTTCACTATTGATGACATGGCTGAGAAAATCAAGAATGCGACCGATGCCTGTGGGATGCCTGTCGCATCACTTAAAACGGGGGTTGCGTTGGTGGGGCTTGTTGACAATGTTGACGATGAAGTAAGGCAGATAGAGGAAGAACGGGCGGCTAAATCCATGAACAACATTATAGAGCCATCATTTTAAACTTTAAGATTTGACACGCGATAAATTCGACCATCAAAAGTGGGAAAAAGAGCACAAGGATCATATTGCTGAATATGTTGGCAATATCGACGCTCTCTATGGTATTGCGGCGGTCGAATTATTGCAATTAGGCGCAAAATACGATTACAATCCGGAACAAGGGAAATTATTCTCCTTCTCGTCGTCAAAACAGTCGAGCAAAAATGCGAATGCTATTCTGACGAACTTTAAATCGCAGTTGTACGGAATCATCACAGGGGGCATTGCTTCCGAATGGGCGTTCGCAAACACCAAGAATGACGAATGGGTTCTATCTCTTACAGACTCCCCTAAAAAGGCTTATCTCCAGCACAACCAACAGGCTTTAGCGGCTTTCAGAAGGCAAAAGTTTTACGGGCACACCTTGTCGGATAGGGTCTGGAAATACACAACTCAATTCAAAGAGCAGATCGAACTAACTCTGTCGGTAGGTTTGAGCGAAGGCCGTAGCGCGGCACGTATGAGTCAAGACGTTCGCCAATATTTGAACGAACCAGATCGACTGTTTCGCCGGGTGCGCGATAAATTCGGGAATCTCGTATTGTCGAAAAATGCGAAGGCGTATCATCCCGGGCAAGGGGTTTACCGGTCGTCGTACCAGAACGCAATTAGAATGACCCGCACGGTCATAAATACGGCATACAGGGAATCCGATTACATCCGGTGGCAGCAGTTTGATTTTGTCGTAGGCATTGATATTAAAACATCCAAATCACATGCCACATGGTTGGCAAAATACTGGTATCCGCGCTTTAAAAAAGGACGTGCGCCTTTGGAGATTTGCGACCGGATGGAAGGAAGGTATCCGAAAACATTTAAGTTCATCGGATGGCATCCGAACTGCCGTTGTTATGCCGTACCCATCCTTGCTAACGAGGGGACAAATAAAGATTGGTGGGAGAAGCCCGAAAACGAGGTCAAAGATACGCCATCAGGTTACAATGATTGGCTTAATGAAAATGAGGATCGTATTCTTGATGCGGCAAAACGGGGTAAACTTCCGTATTGGATAAAAGAGAACAAAAAATATGTGAATGTTTTACAAAAACAGGGAGGCTAAATTCCTCCCTGTCATTATTCAATTCGCATTATCTGCGGGTAGCCTCAATAGTCTTATCAATTCGTCGATCAGCAATAGAAATTGCTCCCTGAACTGTTGATCTTCCGACAGCCTTTTAAGCACGTCGGCGACAGTGAAGTTATAATCCCCCATCTTGTCAATCCCCTAATAGTTCGTGAATGAACTTTCGCCCAGTCTCAGTCCACACTGTCTGGATGGATGTCCCGGTAGATCCGTCCAGGCGGGTAAAAGCATACGTATGCGTCTTAGTGAATCCCCGGTTCTGGTACTTGTGATACAACAACCACTGACCACCCTGTCGGTATTGCACGCCTTTCGACTGCAATATGCTATTCAGAGTCCTTGCGGACATGCCGAACTCCTTCGCAATATTATTAGTGTTGTACGTGCTTTCACTCATCAGGACGGTATCGTAATACTGAACTTTAGGAGCCGCCATTTCAAGCTGTTGTCTATGTAGTTCGTTCTGCTCGGCCAGGCGTTGACGCTCGGCCCGCTCTTGCTTCAACGCCGTAAGCAGCTTGATCGCATTATCCGGATCGTCAATGATAGTCTCTATGGTCGGCTGTGTGGCTGTGATGCCGTACTTCAGCAGTTCTTTGATACGATCATTACACCATATCGCAAATGCAGGAGATAGCCAACGAGCAAATTCGAGCGCTACATCCTCGTGCATCCACGTACCCGCATTATTACCTCCTTTTATAACTCGCACTAAATCAGCCAAACTTAAATTTCTAAGTTTGGATAACTCTGCAAGAAAGTCTTTGGTTGATTGATTGTTTAGCCAAAATACAGGCTGTTTGCCAAAAGGTCGGGCCATTTCAGTTGCATTAGCCATTACATCACCATCCATCCGGAAGGTCACCGGATTATTGTTATACTGAAATATCTGTGTGTTCATGGCTACGCGATTTTTACAAGGTTGAACATTCTGAATGACCGCCAACCTTCGGCTATTGTATCGTAATACGTGAATAGGTGTTTGTTCGGCTTGCGGTTGGAGCCTTTCGTTTCGGGGCAAAGATCGTCTTTGAGTGTGCCGAATGCCTGTCGCAATTCGCCTGTGCTCGATTTGATATACCAGAACTGCACGATACTGGTGCGCATTCTCATTTTGAGCTTGAATAACTCCCAAGCCTTGTGCAGGCACTTTGCAAAGGCTTCGCCCGTCGCCCGGCACATCTGCCAAGCTATACGCATAATGTCTCGCAAATCAGATGTTTTCATGTCTACCCCCTTTTAACGATTCTACCAGCGTTAACGCATTCTTTGAAGTTGTAAACCGGTTGCGGGCCGGTGATGGTGCGGTCTTCAATGAGACGGGATAGGGATTCAAGAAGCATTTTTGCCTCACTGAGTGTAAGTGTGATTTCGTCAATGCTTCCTTTGATGCACAGCAGGGATTCGTTGCCTTGTTTGGAAACTTTGTAGGCGGACAGGGAGCTGGAAATAACTTCCATTGATACACCACCACAAGCAGAATGCCGGGTAGCGTAACTACAAGATGATTTGTTTGACATGTTGGTTTGAGCATTAAAATTGTTAAACAAAAAAAGGTTTCGTACTGACCCTTTGCTCTACACCAACAAGGCAGTCGAGGCATTAACCTTCGACAAGGGGGTACGAAACCATATTAATTAGCAAGCATAAAAAACGCCCGCAATTCAGCGAGCTTACCCGCCTTGTTGGTAATAGAGCATTACAAATGTAAGAATGATTTTTTAAATATCAAATCTTTCCCGATTTTTTTGATAGCGATTATCTCGTTTAGAAACCTTGTAGACGGTTAACGATCCCGTTGGTCTTTCGATAACGCAGCCGCATGAAGCATAGCGGGCCGCGTAGGTTGTGTTGTTAGACATAGTACTTTAGCATTTATGAGAAATGAAAACAGCGGCATTTCTCTGACCCGCTGCTAACACACTCTTGAGGGTGAGCGCTATTATCATTATAATAATAGCACGGGGTGAAATACCGCTGTATAATATTGGTACAAAAAAAGCACCATACAGGTGCGCCTTTGCACCCTCAAATATGTGTTAGCATTACAAATGTAAGAATTATTTTTGAACGCACAAAGAAAAAAACAAAAAAAACCGAGGATCCCTCGGTTTATAATATTTAACTAATTTTCCCCCGAATTTAGTTTATTTTGATGCGCCTAAACGGATGGTCTTTATTACATGCATATACATCTGATTGATTTAATACCTCATTTTCAGTAATATATGTATGTGCATAATCCTTTAATGCAGATGTGGGAATAGCTAACACAATACTTCCTCCAAAATTTAAAGTTAAGTACTTTTCTGTCAAATCTCGATACGGATATGCCACTGCAATCCCGATGTATTGAATATCATCGGGAATACAGTCTGCAATTTTATACGCAATGGGTAACGCTATGTCTGAAACAGTTTTTGTTACCATTTCGTATTCATTTAATTTAGCTTCATTATAGATAGATGTTCCACGTAAGGCTTGAAGAAGTAATATTTTACCAGCTTTATATTGCATGATTGTTGGATAGTCGCGGTAATCACCTTTAATAAACATGTATTCCTTCCCCAGCCTTGCATATATACTATCTACGATTGCTTTTTGCTTAACTACATCACTATTCATTCCAATGGAATCAAGATGAGCGGTGAAGTAGTCGTGAGCATCGGTATTTGTTATCCAAAAATCCTCCAAATCAGCGCAAAAAATAGCCGCTCGATTAGATCTTCCATCTATGTTTTTTAAATCACTCTGCAAAAAACCTTTTGATGTTGTCTGTGCTGTTGTGTATTCGGTTAATGTAAAAACAAACAGCAATAAAAAAATGTTTTTTTTCATAACGTGAATTTATTGCATAAGATTAAACATCTTTCGAAGCTTCTTCGAATATGAATATGATACTAATGAGCGGTCAATGTTTGCCCCGTTGACCGTTATCCGTATGTCTGTAAGGTCATTGTCGCATAATGTTGCGAATACATCATCAGGTATATAAACATCAATTGTCACACTTGATACCTTTATAGCCCCTCCTGTTGAAATGCCTGCTCCCCAATGAATAGAATGATTGCGTTCTTTGGAAGATAAGTATTCGATCTTACCCTGTAAGCCGATCTTATCCCCGTCTTTTACAAGCAATATTATAGATGCAGACGAATCCTTTATTTCAACTCTTTTAATCTTTTCAATAAAGATGCGCATTGACAGCGAATCGTTAACTTTCCGCAATTTAAACGTCACATCTGGAGCTTTGGTTAATAAAGTGCTGGTTTCAACAATTTTAGCACCTGTAAATTTATCAATTTCGTTGACTGCTATTCTCTGGGCCGATAATGAATTGACAACTGAAATAATCGTTAAAAGTAAAAGTTTTTTCATTATTTCTTTTTTTGATAAATACCGTATTTCTCCCCATTGATATAAACGGTCATTTGGGAACCATTGATCTCACCCTTCATGCTTGCTTTAACTCCGTCCATCGTCACGCTACCTGTTACAACAGGAGGATTATATTTATATGATCCTGTCGCCTCGCCCTCATCAGTTGCAACCAAATTCGTTAATTCCATGTAATGATAAGTGAACTTATCGACAGAATTAAATGTTATGTCTTCTTGCCAAAAGTATGAACTTAATACATTCCCTTCCTCATAAAACCATTTAGTCCCTACAAGTTCATCGCTTCCTGGTTCATCATTGTCTTTATCGCATCCAACAAAAGACATTGCAATAATAGCCGCAAATAAAAGTAACATCTTTTTCAT